ACCGATGCAGAGCTAATCGCCGCCCTGCAACGCAAAGGCTTCGCCGCAGTTTAACGAGGAATCATCATGGCTATTGCATACGGCACACAAACATCGCTGTTGTTGTACAAAGAGAGCAGCAGTTATGGCACGGTTGACGCTGCCGATCGGAGCACAAGCGTTAAACAGATTTTTGTCAGTCAATCGCTGAAAATAGCTCAACAAAGCCTCGATTCAGCCACTATCAACTCCAGCCGCGAGCGGGCAAAACCCGCCCTCAGTAACATCAATGTGTCCGGGTCCATAGCTACAGAACTGGCACCGGAAAACTGCGTCACGTTGTTTGCAATGGCGGTTGATCCACAACCAACAAAAACCGGATCCTCGGCCCAGTACACATACACCTTTACCACCGGGAAACAATTAGCAGCATTTACCGCAGAAGTTGATTTTGGCGCAAATGCAACCCCCGCCAGTCCAATTCTGGATAACCGCTATCATAGATTCTCAGGCTGCAAAATCAATAATATGACGCTGCAAATACCCAACAGCGGTTTTGTCACTGTCAATTACGACATCATCGGCAAGGATGTCGCCATTGCTGATGAACCCTATGATCTCGCGCCGTATATACCCGATGAATTTAACCCATTTTCCGCGTTTGAATGCACGGTATTCTACGGTGATGCCAGTGCTGCCAATCCAACCGATGCACTTAACATTGTGGAATCCGCATCATTGACCATAAACAACATGCTGGACGAATCGGTGTACAGCATCAGCAACAAAGGTCTTCGGGCCGATTTGCCGAACGGGTTTCAAACAGTCACCGGGCAATTTAGCCTGTTGCTGGATAATGCAACGGCTCCCATTATCCTCGACAAAATAAACAAAAAAGCAGACGTCTCGCTGAAAATTACGTTAAGTCGAACAAGCAGGACCATCACGTTTCTGATGCCGCGAGCAGTGCTGGAAAAAACGTCGCCGGAAATCTCAGGGCCCGGCGGCATCAAGCTGTCGCTGACATTCAAGGCCTTTGTGGATAACCCCGACACTCAAAGCGCTTTGCAAATTACAGCCCAAACAGCGCAGAATGCCGTTTTCACTTAATAACAGGCGCAGGTAACATCATGGCTATCGCATACGGCACTCAGGCCAAACTGGTTTTATACCCGGAAGACCCCGCTACATACGGAACGATCAAAACGATTGACATAGGCACCCCTGCCGTTCAACATACCCGGGGCTATAGGCAGGCCTTTGTCAGCGAATCACTCAAATTATCGCAGCAGTCAATCGACAGTAACTCAATCCCGTTGCAACGCGGACGGCTAAAACCCGCCCTCAGCAATATCAACGTCAGCGGCAGCATTACCACCGAACTGGCACCCCAATCGTGCCATTTTCTGCTCTACGCCGCACTCGGAAAAATAGAACGTGAGAGCGCAACGACAGGAGGTGTAACGGTCTACACCTACACCTTCAAAACCGACGAAAAAACCCATCCGGGTTTAAGCGCCGAAGTTTATTTTGGCGAAAATGTACCGTCAGCATACAGGTATTTGTTGTTTCGTGGCTGCAAAATCAATAATATGACGCTGCAAATACCAAACAGCGGTTTTGTCACTGCTAATTATGACCTAATCGGCAAAACAGCAACCCGCTTCGGCATAACCCAACAAACGGTCACCAGCTCTCCCACTACTAAATCATGGTTTTCTTCCCGACATACGCCGTTTTCATCCTACGATTCAACCATCACCATTGGACTCATCACAACGGCTGTCATTGAATCGCTGTCGCTGTCCCTGACCAACGCACTGGACGAATCGGTGTATACGCTGACGGGCGATGGCGTACGATCAGAACTACCGGCAGGCATTCAAACTGTAACCGGGCAGTTTACCGCGTTATTTGATAATGATACGGCCGACAACATTTTAAGCGCGTCCAATCCCGCCGCCTATATAACCATCACACCAATCCGGCTGAATATCAAACTACGACGCGGCGGTACTGACGTTGCTGACGAAGGCAAAAATGGAGAAGAATACCTTGAAATAAACTTGCCTAACGTATTTCTGGAACGCACGTCGCCGGAAATATCCGGCCCAGGCGGTGTAAAAATAGCATTTTCATTCAAAGCCTTTTATGTGGCAGGCAGCAACACCATGACCATCACTGTAAAAACAACTGACGATCCATTTGAACTGACCACCACCGGCGGACCATTAACATCGCCACCCATCCCAAAAGCACTGCCTGCATAAACCACCAACAACCACCGGAGCCTCCCCATGAATACATTCAACTTTGATACCGCCTACGCCGTCTGGCAAAAAGTTACTTTCAAATTCCCGTCAGACGACGGCGAAAAAGTGAATACCTTGCACGGTGAAGTCAAGTTCCGCGTGCCGGATTTTGATTCAATCACTGACCGCAAAATCTCCGATTTTATCGAGGACTGGCGCAACATTCCCGGCGAGGGCGAATTTAACAGGGTTATCCTGGAAAAGCGCATGAAAAACCCGATCTTTTTCCGCGCCATGGATGATGCGTGGGTTGCGGTATTGCGCGGCGAATTTCTGACAAAAAACTCAGCGACATAGCCCATTACCTGTACGCCGCCGACGGGGCGGAGTATTGCCGCTCCTGTCGCGGGCTATGTTTGCAACGCGGTGCAACCTGCGTTAAACCGCAGGTCTATTTGCCCAACCTGAACACCGTTCGGGTATTCCTGAACCTCAACTGGGACCACGGACCCATGGGCCACCCAACCGGAATCAGGCCCGGCGACATCCGTGAACTGATCTGGCTGCTGAATATCCCGGAAATTGAAAAAACCGGGATATTCTCAGGCGTCAGAATTATGGAATCGACTGCCCTGGCCCTCATGCGCCAACGCGAGCAACAACCACCGGCATCCAATTAAATGGCGACCCAAAACCTTAATTTTACCATTCGCGTAGGCTACGACGATGCTGCCGTGGGGCCTGGTGCCGCACGCACAGAGTCGCAACTGCGTGCAATGGTGCTTGAGGCCGAACGGGTCGCCCGTGAACTGGCGGCAGCGGGCGCGGCCAGTCAGCGAGCAGGCGGCATGATCGAACGGCTGGGCACCGACGCCAGCCGGGCAATGGACAGCCTGTCGCGCATGGGGCGGCAGGGCAGTCAGGTATTACGAGACCTGGAAAGTGCAGGCCGTGCGTCTGCCAACAGCGTTCGGGCCACCGGCCAGGCCGCAGACGCATTTGACCGCCTGGGCGGTTCATTGGCGCGGCTGAGCGTGGGAGTCGTCGGCGTCGAGGCACTGGCTCACGCAATGCACGGCCTGGTTGAAACCGCCAGAACCATGCAGGACTTGGAAATACGTCTGCGAGGCGTGACGGAGGCAACCGGCGGCTTTGCGGAGGCCGAATCATTCCTCATCAAATTATCCGAGCAGCACCATAAAACCCTCAGCGGCCTGGCAGAGGGATATACGCAAATTTTATCGCTGGAGGAAAGCGGCAACGTTACCCGGCAAGAAGCGAACCGGATCATGGAGGGTCTTTCAAACGCGCAGAGCAAATACGGCGTCACTAATGAGCGCATCCGGGACAGCCTGTACGGCCTCGGTCAGGCGCTCTCGTCCACCACGGTGCAAATGGATGAACTGCACCAAATCACGGACCCAATGCCCGGCCTACTGGCCAAAATGGAACGCGCCGCCGGTGTGGCCGGGGGCGGCTTCAAAGTCATGGCCGAACAGGGCCAACTCAGTGCCGATCTGGTCAAAAATTCCCTGATCCGGGTTCTCGACGACATGAGTGGCAGTGCCGAACGCACTGCCGGAAGTCTCACCGCCGCAGCCAATGACATCAAGCGCGAATACGAACTGACCGCCAAAACGTTCGAGGAACCCATCACCCTGGTGGTGAACGTGGCCGCAGACACAGCGATTGCAACCCTGCGCCAACTACGCGAAATGAAACTGCCATCGTGGATGCGTGAATGGGCCAGGGGTGGTTATCTGCCGGGCGCGTCAAACGTTCAAATGTCCCCCCAGGAGAGCCAATTCAGCGACGATCAATTAGGCCAAATTTACCAGGCCGACACGACCCGCCGCATGGATCGGCTGTTCCCAGGCGTTGGCGCATCCGCCAACG